CATTTTTCTCATCATAAAATTTAAAAAAGTTATGAAGATCTAGAGTCATTTTTCTCTCCGAATAAACTAATGAAATACTCTGCGTCTACCACTGCTAGTGGTTTCTTTCCATTCTTTTTAATAACAACGAGAGGTTCATAGTCACCAGAGTTAGCAGACGCCTGTTCATAGGCATCCCATATATTTAGCTTCTCCACATTTTTACACTCAATGCTATGTGGAAACTTTAACCTAGCAGCACGAGCCATGATAAGGTCTTCGCCGCCTGCTCCCATAGAGCGTGATTCAATATCTTCTGGGTGAACTTCGAGCATCTCAATAAGTTTATCTCTTACCCACTGCTGAAGACGACGACCCTTTGCTTTTGCTGATTGTACACGCATAATAAAAAACCTCCATATGGAGGTATTTATCTATTCAGTTGTACCATGGATCTGGAATTTTCGTTTGAGTGCTGCTATTATCCACGCTTGAGATAGATTCTTCGGACCCTCCTTTAGAAGTTTTTCTAGTTTTTCTATCTCTCTTTTTCTCACAGTTGAAAACCAGCGAAAGTATCTTTCTTAACATCTTGTTTAATACCACCAATAACATAACTCTCAACCTCTGTTTCTTGTGGGGCAACTTGTAGACCCTTAGAAGACAACCAGTGCTCTGTCCATGGAAGAGGATTGCTATTAGCAGGTACATCAAAAATGGGTTTTAAACCAATTGCTTTCATTCTACGATTAGCAATCCATTCAACATATTTTTGTAATAGTTTTGAATTAAGTCCAATCATAGATCCATCTTTAAATAAATATTCTGCCCAAATCTTTTCTTCATCAACACAACGCTTAAACATATCAATTACATTTTGCTCTTCTTCCTTAGCAATTTGTAGCATGTCAGAATCATCACCTTCTCTCCACTTGTTAATAATATTTTGAGTAATAACTAAGTGTTGAGATTCATCTCTAGCAATCAGTCCTATTATTTTTGCGTTTCCTTCCATGAGTTTGAGTTCACCGAAAGCGAAAGAACAAGCGAACGAGACATAAAAGCGTATACCTTCCAAAATATTAACGTTAATAATGGCACGGTAGAGTTTTCTTTTGAGTTCATATAAAGTCTCCTTAGCAGCTGGAACACCTTCTAGCTGATGTTGCCATTGATTACCAGAAGAATATTCTTGAGCAGCACGAATGAATTCATCATATGCTTCAGTTACACTAGATGCTCTTTGAATAATATTTTGATCATCAAGAATAGTATCTAGAACTTCAGATGGATCGGCATACACATTTTTAATAATATATGTGTATGAGCGACTATGAATCATTTCCATAAATTCCCATGCTGTCATACATGATTCAAGTTCAGGTAAAGAACAATATGGAATAAATGCCATGCCAGGACCACGACCCTGAACAGAATCTAGAAGGATTTGATACTTCAAATTAGAAGTAAAAATATGTTTCTGCTCAGGACGAAGTTGCTGATAATCAGCACGGTCTTTTTGAAGGGAGACCTCTTCAGGTCTCCAGAAGTATCCAAGCTGCTGTTGAGTTAATTTGTCAAAGACAGGATATTTAAAATGATCGTATCTTTGTACTCCAAGAGGAGCACCAAAAAACATTGGTTGTTTTAAAGTATTGATTTTTTCAGTATTGAATACAGTCATACCTTCAATATTTGTTTCATAATCATTACTAACTCTAAATCTTGCAACTGTCACAATCTTCTTCCTCCTTACCGTTTAATAGTTCTTGTAGCATTTCTTCAATGCTTTGTTTCTTTTCTTCGTCTTCGCTATCCTTCTTGAGATCATTAGTGTTTTGATAATAAGATGTTTTCCACCCATACTTATATGTGGTAAGAAAATCATTGGCAATCACCGACACAGGAACTTCATTATCTGGATAATTCTCTGGGTTGTACGACCAGTTTCCAGAAATCGCTTGATCGAAGAATTTTTGCATAACAGCGACAATAGCAAGATACCCACTATTGTCAGGCATATCCCAAAGAAGCGTATAATTGTTCTTAAGAGTTTGATACTGAGGAACAACTTGCTTAAGTGGTCCTTTCTTCGACTTTTTAATGGACAAGTAATCTCTAGGTGGTTCGATTCCGTTTGTGGCATTTGACACAACGGAACTGCTCTCCGAAGGCATTTGTGCGGACAGTGTTGAGTTCCTGAGACCGTGTTCGACGATAGATGTCCTGAGAGATTCCCAATCATAATTGTAAGTAGGGGGGACTAACTGATCTACGTCCTGTTTATATGTATCAATCGGAAGAATTCCATCAGCATACTTAGTACGATTAAAGTAACCACACGCTCCCTTTTCAATAGCAAGTTGATTAGAAGACTTGAGCAAATAGTACTGGAATGCTTCTGTTAATTTATGTACTTCTATCCATCCAAGAGGATCACTATATTTAAATCCATGGCGAGCAAGATAATGTGCTAAACCAATATATCCAATACCAAGAGAGCGTCGATTAAGAGTAGAAATTTCAGCAGCTTTAACTGGATAATTTTGATACTCGATCAATTCATCAAGACCACGTACAGAAAGATCACACAGTTCTTCCAACTCATCTAAATTTTTCAATCTACCAATATTAATAGCAGAAAGAATACAAAGAGCAATCTCACCTTCACCATCAATATGCTCGATAGGATCTGTGGGAAGAGTAATCTCCTGACAAAGATTAGACATGTTCACTTTGTCTTTAAAAGAAGAGTGAGAATTACAATGATCGATATTCATGATGTAGATACGACCAGTCTCTGCTCTTTCTTTTAAAAGATTAAAGATTAATTCTTGAGCGGCGATTCGCTTTTTAGGGATTGAGTCATCTGATTCGTAAGTGGTATACAGATCATCAAAGCCAGGAGTCCCGAAACTATCATAGAGCCCAGGTACATCATGGGGAGAAAATAGGGTGATGTCACCATTCTGAATGAATCGTTCGTAGAATAGTTTACTGATTTGAATTGAGTAGTCAAGTTTTCGTACACGGTTATCCTCCGTACCTTTGTTGTTTTTAAGAACAATAATGTCTTCTATTTCTTGGTGCCAAATGGGGAAGTGAACCGTAGCTGATCCACCTCTAATGCCATTTTGAGTACAGCATCGGACAGTCGCTTCAAACTTCTTGAGGAATGGAATAACCCCTGTGTGAGCAACTTCTCCCCCTCGGATTTTGCTGTTGACGCCACGGATTCTGCCAGCGTTGATGCCGATGCCCGCCCTTTGTGCAACGTATCTGCCAATAGCCATATCGCTACTAAAGATACTATTGAGGGTGTCATCGCTGTCAATAAGCACACAGCTAGCAAATTGTCGAAGTGGAGTTCTAACCCCTGCCATGATAGGTGTGGGAATGTTGATTTTGTGTTTGGAGATTGCATTGTAATAACGGCGAACGTAATCTAACCTAGTACTAAGTGGATACTCAGCAAATAAAGTAAGAGCAATCATCATGTACATATACTGTGGCGTCTCAAAGATTTCGCCACTGCTTCTATCTTGCACGAGGTACTTATCAACGACTTGACGTAAACCAGCATAAGAAAATAGATAGTCACGATCATGATCGATCCAACTATTAATCTTTGACCAATCTTCATCAGTATACTTATCGACAATTTCTTCGTCATATACTTTTAGAACAGTGGAATTATAAAGAACAACATCATAAATGCTGGGCATTCCTTCTTTCCAAATATTCTTGTGGAATACTTCTTTTCTCAAAGAGAACAAGAGAAGTCTTGCCGCTACATATTGGTAGTTAGGATTATCCAAAGAGATGAGATCACTAGCAGATCTAACAAGAATTTCTTGAATCTCTTCAGTTGTAATTCCATCATAAAATTGAATACCAGAATTCATTTCTACTTGAGAAGCAGAAACACCAGCCAATCCATCACATGCTTCATCAACCATACGATGAATTTTATCTAGATTAAGAGGTTCGATTGAACCATCACGCTTAGTAACTTTGATCCCGTTGCTCATACTTTCTTCCATTCGTTAAGTTTTAGTTTTGCTTCTAAACCATGATAGGTATTACATTCTACCATACGTTGTACATCTCGTCCAGCTAATACCATATCATTGATATCTTTTTCTTTAATGTTTGTTGGCCAGATAACTACTTTATCTCCGTGCTGTATGGTTTTAGCAACACGTTCGACGATTTGTTTGTTACGTGGTTCGTTGTCATAAACAAATGTACAATCAGGAAACTGTATCCTATCAAGTACAACGTCACTGCCACACATTGCAATGCTGTTATCAATGAACAATGAATCAAACGGACCTTCGGTAACATAAACATTTTTAGTAGTATCTACACGATCTAAACCAAATATTTTTGGTTTAGATTCATCCAACATAATTGTAATATATCTAATCTTTGCCTGTGGTGCCAAGGATCTTCCCTGATACCCAAACATTTTACCCTCTGTATCCTTAAGCGGTATAATTATTCTTGGACTGTCTTGCTTCAGATTAGGAAATATCTTGATCTGTGAATTAGTCCACTCTTTAAATTTGGGGCAATAGTAAAAGTAATCTAGGTTATTAATTTTTCTAGTTTCTAAATACTCCCTCGCTGGGTGTGTAATATTTAGTTCCGAGATATTTTTCAAGTTTATCGAATTTTCATTTTCTTTGAAAAATTGTGGTTCCTGAAAATTAAAGGTGGGATTTGGAGTGTTAGATCCCTTACCCGTCAGTCCTTCTTTATATCTTTCTAGAACATATTGATCGTAGAGAATTTGATTTTGATCCTTTAAAAAATTTGTAAACGTTCTACCTACACCACAGTTATGACACTTAAAAACCAAGTCATTCTTGACTTTAAAAATATATCCTCTTGCCTTATCTTTTCGTTTCCTACTATCTCCACAATAAGGACAACGAAAATTATAAAGAGATTCTTTTTTCTTTGTAAATTTTTGTAGTTGAGGAGAGACTAGAGAAACATATTTTACATCAATAAAACTCATTTTATAAGGTGGGTATTCGCTCCTCCTATGGTAGCACGTCCAGCGCCCACTGTCAATAGATTTCCAAAAAATGCTGCGGATCCAATAACCAGTGTGGCAGCAGCAACAACACCCATAGTATACCAACGAAACTTAGAAAGTTCTTCTATCTTTTTTTCAACTACAGATATTTTCTCATTCACTCCTCTAATTAATTCTAAAATAGCAGCATCTGCTTTATCAACTTGTTCTAATCTATTTTCATGTCGTTCTAAAATGAGGGCAACTGATTGATTACCCTCACTTATTTTATCAACGGCACGTTCAAGTTTGTCAAGCATCTCCTTGGAGAGATCTTCATATATTTGAAACTTCGCTTCTAATACTGAAAGGTCTTTCCCAAAGTTAAACATGTCTATCCTTATCAGACGTTTCTTACAGCAAACTCAAGAGCACTTTGGAATGTTACAGCATCTTTGTTTAACATATAACGATACTTATCTTTGTTCTCGTCATCTAGTTGAGCATAAGCGGCAGCAATACGTTTAGCGGAAAAGTTATCTAGATTTTGTACACTTCCATCGCCAAATGTAATCTTGGCGAATTCAGTTTCTCCTCTTGGATTTAATTCCGATGTAGCAACTTGAATAGCAACTTCAAGGGCGTCCATTGTGTTTGTAGATTCAGTCATCATTTCACCTGTAGGTTCGTAAGAATTTTTTTGTTGTACACGCTTCTGTTGATCAGAAGCTTTCTTTTTAAAATCAGCAAGACGGGCTTTCATAAGAACGTCCATCTCTCTGGTTTTATTCATCATCTTCTTCTTAGCTTCATCACGCTTTTTCTGAAGATCTTTTTGGCGATTGAGCTTTTTCATTTGCCCAATCTGCTTTTGTGCTCTCTCGGTTTCCGAGGGAACCGCCTCCATAATAGTTTGTTCTAATTCTTCTTTCATTTTTTTACGTTTGGAAATACGAGAGATTAATTTACCCGACTTCTTTTTTTTATAAGCTCTATTGGATCTTGTATTAACAAATACGAATGCTGGTGGCATAGACAAAGCAGCGCCGTTGCCTGCCATCATTTCATTTATATTAGGTTCAGTGCTTTTAGACATTCTTGATCAACTTCTTTATTGAGTATCTCTGGTAATCTATTTAGAAACAATAGAAATGCTTTCAAAAAGGGCCAGTATGTTGCTTCTATTTTGAAAAAGAGTAATGGTGTAGCAGCATCATCAAAAACATTATACAATAAAATAATATGATTTAGAATTAAATGGGTTTTCAATTCACCCGTAGATTCATACCTACGAAATAATCTTTTAATATATTTAAATCGATTCAGATCTTCTTCAAAATCTTGATATGTAACTGATGTAGGATTGTCATAATTTTTTATGGCAAACATCATCCAATTATCTTTCGTCAATTCACTAAAGTTCATTTAAATCATGGAGCTTCGGTTACATATAAAACAGCAGTGTCAGAAATAACTTCTGGAGCACCATTGCTAGAAGTGACTTTTACTCGATATTGATATGAATCCCATGCCAACTCAAGATTTTCAATTTCTAACGTATCTGCTGTAGCACCAGAAATATTTGTCCAGCGACCAGAAGCAGTAGTTCTACGCTGCCACTGATAAGCAAGTGTAGGTGATCCAGATCCAGTTACAGAAGCTTCAACAATAAACATTGCTGTAGTTCCTTCTTCTTCTGTTTGATCTTCTGGTTGTGTATCAATTGTAATTACAAATGAGGCATCAGCAGCAACAGTATCATCTGCTTGTGATTCAGCAGCATTTGATTCTGGATCAGCAATAGTAACTAGAAGTTCTGCCTTGTGACGAGTGACTCCTTCACAATCAGTGAAAGTAAAGTATCTCCACCATCCAGGAGCATTGACACCTCTCGCTTTATTTTCTACAAGAGCAGCTTCTGTATTATCGACAAAGATAACATCTGCTTGTGGAAGTACATTTGTTAAAGCACTAGCATAAACAACTTTATCTAAATTCTCATTTGAATCGGTCTTACCGTATAGAGACATTTAATTTCTCCGACTAAACTTTATACCTAATACATATTTATAAAAAAAGGAGACCTTACTTTAAGGTCTCCTGGTAAAATAATTATGCTTCAGGTTTAAACAGTTTGTCTTTGACGACTTCAAGAATGACATCATCAATACTGTTATCAGTTGATTTCACATACTTCGATAGAAGTTCAATGACAAGATTTTTGACTGCTGGATGTGTAGCAATCGAGAAGAGTAGTGGTTTAACTACTACAACTAATAATCCCATAATGATCTCCAAATCGGACAACAATTTTATTTAGTTGTATGCTGATCTTTTGATTGACTCTTAATTGCCTTCTTAAGATATTTGGTATTCTTTTTAGTATTCACATCATCCAAAGGTTTGTCAGGAATTTCAGGCATCACCTCTACGGTAGATGCCTCATTTACTTTTTTGTTTTTGATTTATTAATAATGGAAGTTACTTTTTTACGACGAGCAGCAAGATACTTATCTGACTTATCATGATCACCATCATTATCAATATCTTTATCTTCTTTGCCAACAGGATCTAAAGCTTCTTTAACTGCTTTGTTCTTTGCTTTCCAAGCAGTAGCATAAGCGATACCCTTTTCTTTCTTGGTTACTCCACCTTCAGAATATCCTTTCTTGATGTGCTTCACCATACGCTCATACTTAGCGCCTGGAGGTGCTTTCTCGTCAAGCATTAATTCACCGATTGGTTCATAACCTGCCTTGACACACTTATCTTTGCCACCTTCTGTACCAGCATACTTGTAACCTTTCCAGCAAGCTTTGCCATCAGCACCTTGTTCTTTACCCTCGGCATTCTTTTTCTCAAAGACATAGTGAACACCTTCAACCATAACGTTGAAAGATTCTTTCATTTTTTCTTTCTTCTCTTCTGCCTTTCCTTCCTTGTGCTTCTTCTCTCCCTTCTCTTCTTTCTCTGGCTTCTCCCAAGCTTCTTTAGCAACTACGTTAGTGTACTTAATAGTAGCGCCATGTGATTGCTTGATTCCAGATCCAGTACGAAGATCTACAGCAGGATCAGCAGCATGAGCATTTGCTTTAGGATCTCTCTTAGCAGTAGTTTCCTTTTCTTTCTTTTCTAAAGTAGGAATACCTTCTTCCTTAACTACTTTTTTTCCAGAAATGTAAGCAGCAGTTGATTCAATCAATGCCTTTGAAAAATCATCATGATGACGAAGTTGAGTCGTTGGTTTTTGTCTTTCCATTAGTAAAAAATATGCTTTCCTTTTCTTTATTTATGTTTTCTGTGATATTAACTTCTCTAATATCTTTTATCCAAGCACGGAACATCTTATCATCTTCCGTAATAGCAATCACATAATTAGTACCTGAACGATGAATTCTACCTTTCTCTCCAGTAACAGATGACATAATATAATCTCCCTCAACAAATACATCTTTAGCACGATACTGCTGACGTATTGCTTGTTCTCTTAAAGTTCTAAAGTCTTTCATTTAAAATTACTTGGTAATCTATCTTTAATTTCATTCATCAAATTCATACATTCTTTATCATTCAAGGCTTTAGGAATACCAGAACGAAATGTTTTGAAGTCTCCAGCAAATGCCGCTCTTCTCATTTTTGTTCCTGAGATGGCGAATGTATCACCGTCAGCATCTCTACTTCCAGAAGATTTGATCTCAATGTTTCTGAAAGAATATTCTGTTCCATTATATTTATGGAGGAACTGCATGGCGCTGACTCGATCAGACCCCACAAGAAATACCACTTCATCATAACCAGCTAGCATAAGATCTTGTAAAATTTGTACTGGTTGTTTAGGACCAGAATATATTTTACCTTTATGTTCTGGAAACATCTTGTTCATGTAACTAAGCTTCACATCTGGAGGTAAAGGATTAGTACCTTTGGCGTCTACCGTCTGTGAGATATAGATACGATAATCATTAGCACCAGCTTCTTGCTTCACTCCATCAAAATTTTCTTTGTGTCCAGTGGTAGGTGGTTGAAATCTACCAAACGTGAAGTAACAGGTTTTTCCTTTTAACGCCATTGCTTTTGTAATGTGAAATTGTTGTAAGCAAACTCCAATCTATTAACAAATTTAATCATACTACCATCTTTATGTAGGACATATCCTTCTGGAGTGGTGACCTTATATCCTTTATCAGTTTGAACAAAAGTTTTAAACTCTTCAAGATGATCTAGTTTATCTATAACCATTTGCTTAATTGATTGTAGTTCTTTATATAAAGCAATCATCGTCTTAAACTTATAAACATTATCCAGCAAATAGTTTTCACTTTGATAAACCAAATTACGCTTCTTCACTAAGTTAGCAGGCGTCTTTATCTTAGCAAGTTCTTTGCTCATCTTATCATGATAAAAATTTACCAACTCATTAATCGTTTCGTCAATGTTATTAACACTACGAGCATTCTTGATCTCACTATTAAAGAACTGCTTCAGGAAAGAGGAGATATGAAACTTAGCATCACCAGTAGTTCCAAAATTGCTAACAAGATCATCTAAAAAAGGACCACAGATTTGACACATACGTTCTATCTTAGCAATACACCTATCAAATTCTGCCATTTCTGCTTTAGAAAAACCCACCCTATTCATAGGAGTGTCATTATTAATGACAGCAACTTCTTTAATTTTATTGAAAGTATTAATAGGAGCTCCTGCTTTTGCCTGCATTTCAGCAAGTGATTCTCCTGTATAGTGAGTGTGAAAGACCACTCCAATTTTAGCTTGACCTATTTGTTTACCAATTTCATGATCAGTAGGTATACCATAAGTAATAGTATTTGGTCTAAATGTGTAGAGTTGTTCTCCGTTTATAGTTTCAGTATGTCTAGTAGAATCAGTGAACAATAAGTCTCCTTGAATAACACCTTTAATACCCAACTTACTAAAGTAACGTAGCGAGTACTTTAGTTTCTCTGCTAGATCACCTTCATAATACGAATCAACTGCTTTTTCCGTAGCACACATTTTAGGTTCAGTTTTATTAAACACAGACTTCGTGCCAACAAAAAATACACCAGACAAGGGATCAACACCACATACAACAGAAGGTGCTCCATCCCACTTGGTCTGCATAAAACCACTGCTCTCTTGCTGTCCCAGCATCTTCCTAAGTTCTTTTAAGAAAGACACAGCCGCTTCACACCCCTCAACTCCATAGTTGAGCATCTCATCTTCTAGGTGTTCTAGGTGCTTAAGTTGTTTGATGTTTGCCATCTATCTATGATACACGATTTTGATTGGTTGGTGAACGGTATGGGACAGTTTATGAACTGTCCATTAATCCATCAATTTCACATGAACTGATGACTTATCAGTTTGAGATCCAGCATAACAATATAGTGCTTTCATAATCTCATCTGCTTTCCCAGAAGTAACAATACAATCAAGCAAGCGAAGTCCCATCAACTTACTATACCTATATGATTGTGATTGATTTCCTAATTCCAATCTAGCTTGTTCTTCTCCTGGATATCCAGCATCTTTATTTGATCCACAATATTTTTCAAGCAGTGTTATTAGTTCTGTAGTAATAACATGTTTTTTAGATTTATTTGTTGGTTTACAATCACTCCAGAATGTTTTATTATTCCATCCAGATGTAATCCCATTATAAGAAACACCTAAAGATTTTAAAATTTCAACTATACTACCACCACCACAACGACCTTGTGCTGCTGATACTCCTTTCATTTCTATTTGCCAAGATGGAGATGATGCTCCACCAAAATTTCTTGATTGAAACCTTTGAGCTATCGTTCCATTTTTTACCCAATAAAGATAAACGTCCATTGGATAAGCATCTTCACCACCCATAAATCTAGTATCTTTATACTTTACCCAGTACTGCCCAAAAATAACATCATCCAATTCTTTCATCTTATCATTTGGATCATAGTTCAAAATTTTTAACTTTGCTTGATTTTTCATTTTTTTAAGAGAAACACCAATCAATTCTCTCTCTTCATATTTTTCTTTGATGAATTCATTTATAGTATCGACTGTTTTATATTGATTCAAATCACTAGCATTAAATGTAGATGAAACCATCCAGATATCTGCTGGATTCCATTTGTCTTCCGAAGAAAATACAACCCTAACATTAGGGTCTTTTAACATACTTTTCCTAGCCCTTTGGTATGCCTTTTTAATTTCTTTGTCATCTGGTCCACCACCTCTACAAAAAATATAATTTTTAGCAGAATTGTGAAACGTTTGCCACAGTTTATTTGCTCCTCTAATAGAAGATACCTGCCATTCTCTTGATAATTCATCTGGAAGCAATTGCTCAAAAGGTACATCAACATCAATTGTTCTTGATGCTTTCTCAAAATCGCTCAAAGAAATAGGAAGATCTTCGTCTATTTCTTTATTGTATACATTAAAAGCAAGAGCAGCATAAAGACACTGTGCTGCTTCATTTCTGGCAGTTTCAGCAGCTCCTCCGCCAGATCCACCTCCTTGAGGTTTAATATCAATTCTTAAAATTTTACCACTAACATTAATATCTAATTGATTGCCTGTTCCTTTAGTGTCAGTAGCAGTATATCCTTTACTAGCAACATTTTGTGCTATCATAGATGCTGCTTTTGTTCTCATTGCTCTAGGAACAATTACTTTAAGAGCAAAGAAAATTTTAGATCTACTAGTTGGATCGGCAATTTTTGTTACGTCAAATTGATAGAATGAAAAATTTTCATTACCAAGAGAATCCATGACATCATTGATTGCCTTCTTATATTCAGAACCAATACCAGATAAATTTACTTGTAATGCCATATAAAAAAATCCTCTCCAGAATATTTATGGAGAGGTTAAACGGAAGGGGTGGGATTCGAACCCACGGAAGCTTTCACTTCGCTGGTTTTCAAGACCAGAGCCATCAACCACTCGACCACCCTTCCAATATTTGATGGAGTAAGTGTGATATATCTCAAGGATATAACAGTGACTTACCCTCTATCTTTTTTATTTATCGGTCATCGTCAGCACGATTTTCCGAATAGTAAATGTCAAACGTACCACCAGGATAACGCTTTTCCAGTTTCTTGACATTGGTTTCAATCACTTCTTCAAATGATACTCCCAGTGCCATAGTAGCTTGTGCTACGTACCACATAAGATCGCCCAACTCAATAATAAGATGTTCTCGATTATCATCATTCCAAGGTTTACCTTGAAAAACCATCTTCTTAATGATCTCAAGAAACTCACCACCCTCAGCATTGATACCGACACCAGCAGTAAGCAGTCGTTCAATATTGGCACCCTTACGATCCAACTCAACAAGACGATCAGAAAGGGCAACAAAGTCAGTAGAAGCGTCTGAAGTGACAGCATCAACAAACTCTTGATACCGTTGAAAGTTAATCTGTGTCATAAATTAAATTACAAATTTAGAAAATTTATCTATCCTTGATTGCTTAGATGAAACATCCTCAAGGTATTCATATGTCTCATCTTCTTGATCAGTGATCAATTCTGAACCGTCTGAATCATCAACATTATACAGCTTCATTTTTGCCCTGTCAACCCCAATAGTAAATCTCTTGTGGAATGTGGGATCATTATATCTGTTCTTAAGTTGTTTGACCATGATCCTACCAGATGATTCAAGTTCCTCAGTAGAGATAAGAGCAAACATAAAATCAGCTGTAGCGGGAAGACCAAAAGACTCGGAAGTATCGGTAAGATCAATGTCGCTATTGCCAAACCCACTCCTAGTAGTTTGAGTAGCAGATACAACTGGAACGTTATGTTCAACAGCAAGACCTCTAAGTTCTTCAGCAATAGCTTTGACATATGTATAACTGTTGACAATGTGACCTTTGTATCTAGCAGATGCACATATATTAAGGTAGTCAACGAAAATTATGTCTGGTTTGAAATATTTCTTCAAACTCAATTCATTGAGCAATGACTTAAAATGACCAGTATGAGCAGAAGCAGTTGGATATTCTTTAATGATAAGACGACCCTGTGTTCTCCTACCAATCTCGCTAACCCTAGAAGTAAAGATAGATTCTGGAATTGAAGTAATATCCTTAATGTTTACGTTGAGGAGATTAGCGTCAATCCTTTCAGCAATCTTTTCCTCTGCCATTTCCAGAGTGATGTAAAGAACATTCTTCCCCTGGGAAAGGCAAGAAGCGGCACAGTGACACATAAACAAAGATTTACCAACACCAGTTCCAGCCAAAGCAATGTTAAGAGTTTTGTTTGGTAGACCACCCTTTGTAATTGTGTTGAACTTTTCAAGGTCGAACGGCATTTTATCTTCTTGTACATGATAGAAATCATAACGTTCTTGAACATTCCCAACATAATCGTGACCTACATGTTCGTCGAACGAAACTGCCAGGGCCTCTTGTAAGATGCTTGGGATCGCATCCTTTGATACCTTTTGATCGCCTCCGTCTGCAATTTTGATCGACTCAAGCAAGGCGAGATAGATTGCTCTGTCTTTACACCACTTCTCTGTGGTATCAAGGAGCCATTTTGGTTCGACTTCATTTGTATTAAACTCTTGAATCGACTTAACAGCATTCGTATACGTTTCCTCATCTAAATCTTTTCTTCCCTGTAAATTAATAATTAAAACTTCTGCCGTGGGCATCATGTTATATTTACTAGCGAAGTCCCATACCTCTTCGTAAATAACTCTTTCATGTTGATCAGTAAAATAATCTGGTTTGATGAAAGGAACTACCTTACGATAGAACTCTTCATTACAAACCAGATTTCTGAGAATAGTAAATTCAATCTTCTCCGTCATCGCTTACCCCATAAAGAAATTCTTTTTGTGCTGTTTCATCTAGTGCTTGCATTACCTCAGGGGTAAAATACTTTTCTGGATTTTTAAGAATCTCTTTACCATATACTTTCTTTCCATCAATTTCATATCTACCAGCAACGTTCTTCCAAATGCCAGCAATCTCTCCTAATTCTAGCAGACCATAATACTTCTCAAGACCTCTTTCATCAAAGAACAATCTTGTTTCAATTTTAGATCCTTCCCTCGTTAGACGGGACTTCTTCGCCTCACACTTAATAATGTTTCCGATGAGATCGGTTCCGTCCTTTTCCTTTTTCTTTGAAAGAAAAATGATCGTACTAGCAGAGTACTTAAGACCAGCACCACCACCCATTTCTTTTGTAGGAACGTAAGACCCAATAACATCGTAAGTATGATTTGTTACTAACATTGGAATGTTTGCTTTACCAAGTTTCAGTGTAAGAACACGGAACACTGACTTGGTTATTTGTGCCTTTGTCATGTCACGAACATTTTTATCGTTAGAGGCATCCTCTACTTCTTTATTCGTAGCAAGCATTCCTAGAGAATCAAGCACAAACATAAGGGGCTTTCGCTCCTCTTTTGGTTGCTCCATGTATTTATCAATGATACGTACAGCCTGTGTACGAAACTCTTCGATTGTATCTACTGGAAAAATAATCATTCGCTGAGAATCAATTCCACGACTCTCAATCATCTGCTTACTAATAGCAGACTCAGTTTCAAAATAAATGACTCCAGCATCAGGATCACTATTAAGGAAACTACGAACAACACTAAGGCAAAAGAAAGTCTTTCCCGTGCCTGACTCTCCAGCAAGAGCAGTAATTTTGTTGGATGGAATTCCGCCAAATAACGATCCAGAAACCAGGGCATTAAATACGTAACTCCCAGTATCAATAAAAGATTCAACGTCGCCAGCAGCAACCCCATCAGAAACAAAGGAAGCAAATTCATTTTTACTATCCTTGATTACTTGTGATAAAAAACTCATAATTATTTACTCCTAAAAGAAACTAAGCAGAGAGACTTTACGCTCACTATCCCATCCAATACATTCTAGCACACTTTTGAGCGGTTCGTAAAAAGACTTTTCAAACTGTGTTTTATAGTCTACATATTTTTCCAGATTCAATTCTGGAGGAAGGTTTTGAAAGAAAGAGATTACGTTTTGTTGGATGGGATTTGGCGTTCGTAAGTAGAGGAACTTAATCTTCTCTCCTTCTTGGATAACAGGATACTTATGAGTAAGTTGATGCTTGCGGATATAGTGATTATAAAGTAATGCGCCTCGGACCTGAATGGGACATCCCTTTCCAAATATGTCCGCCACGCTTTTATATTTTTCCAGTCCATTTACACCTCTCGGGAAAGCAATATCTAAGTAGTTTTGTTTTTTTGTATCTTCTTTAATATTATCAATATAATCTAAGATGTCATCATTTGTTTTTGTAATAAGAATTGTGTATGCTTCGAGCAATTTATCTCGGAAGTAAGCAGGAGTGGAAGAACGTGCTGTTTCCATGCCACAGACTTTCATCTTTGGTTTAGTATATCGAACTCCTTCGCTATCCCACACGTTGAGAACATATCGCTTCTTAGCAGTCCAGAAACCACGTTCAGCAATATTCTCACGCTTCATCTTCATCTTCTGGTCATAAGCATTTACATACTCTGCCAATTCTTGATAAGAACTTTCAATATAAGGCTCAAGTTCCATTTGACAGATCTTATCAAGGAACCCCACAATCTTTTCAGGAGTTTTCTCTCTTCCCTGGTATACACGTTCAACCAGATCGCCCAAATTAAGATACATTGAATCAGTATCACAAGCAATAACATAATCAACATTCTCCGTTTTCAAAATTTTATTTAAGTATTGATTCATCTTTCTTTCAATCCAACGAATAGAAAGTTGTCCAGAAAGAGTGATTGCCTCAGCGATTTCGAGTTTGTAGTAACGGAAGTGCTCGTTACCGATAGCACCATAGGCAGAGTTGAGTTGAATCTTTCGTGCCATCTGAATGTTATTACAGCGGGCAATCTCTTTCTTCAATTCTACAGAAGGATTCTTTTCGTACTCCTGTTTAGCAGCAAGCATTTTCTTTTTGTAGATAGTACGTTCCTGATAAATCTTGTCCATTAATTTAGGAAGAAACCCCTGATATGTTGTATCATAAAAAGTTCCATTGGCACAAACAGTTTGTCCATTCATATCAGAAAGATCAATCTCCTTATTTAACATCCTATCTACGTTAGCATTAGGATGCTTGTATGACAGCAAAGTTTCTGGGGAGAGATTATATTGCATAATTAGGTGAGGATACAGACTGTTTAAGTCAAAACTAACAACCCAATCGTACATACCAGGAATAGGTTCTTTTACAAAGGCACCAGCATATTTGTTATCCTTAGAAGATTCTTTCTTCGGAGGAATAGCAATCTTTTGTTTAGCGAGGTAAACATAAATGATGTTATCCCACATACGAACTTGAGAATAAACATCCTCGAAATTTACTTTGGCATCATATGCCATTGTAATAGCAAGTTCAAGTAATTTCATCTTGTCATCTAGTTGATCAACCAAACGAACGTCATGAATGTTATACTCAACAAACTTCTGCCAGTTCTTTGTATAGAATTCTTTGAAGGTATCAAACTCACTATGATCTAGTTTCTTGACACCAAGTTCTACACTACAAATATGATCAAGACGATAAGACTCTTGATTAGTATAAGTAAATTTCTTATACAATTCAAGATAATCTAAAGTAGCGATTCCACTAATATCATAAGCAATCTGTTTACGACCTTTGATATACAATTCCCTACGAAGAATATTCCCCCACGGAGAAATCAAACGAGCTTCTTTTTCGCCCAGAAGTCTTTCTATCCGTTTGAGAATATAAGGAATATCAAATAGTTGAACGTTCCATCCAGTAATAATATCAGGATAGTTAGAAGACCACCAATGTAGAAACGCCTTAAGAAGTCCCGTTTCTGTATCGAAGTGCATGTAATCCACGTTCGACATTTCATTTTTAAATGGTTTAGCACCAAAAACGGTAATACGATTAGTATTGCTATCTTTAATACTAATAGCCAGAATATCTTGGTCAGCATCTTCAACGTTCGGGAAACCATTCTCTGCTCCTGTTTCGATGTCGATTGTGAATACACGAATCATACTCACATCATATTTAATCTCATCGTCAGGATATTCTTCCAGAATGTATTGATTTAGAAATCTAGTTTGCCCACAGATTTCAAAGTCTTCAATATCTTTATGCTCTTCTATAAATTGTTTTGCATCACGAATGTTGCCCTGTTTGACAGGGCGAACACTCTTACCACTTAAAGTTTTCCATTCTCCTTTAGTTGAAGATGGAAGAAACAAGGTTGGATTGAATTGTACTTTATCTTGAAATTGTCTACCATTTTCATAACCACGAACTAGAATGTTGTTTCCAGATTGTTCAACACTGGTATAAAATTTCATGCTGTTTCTTCTTCAATAACGTGTTTATAAGAGGACAGGATAAAAGTATTTGGTTCGGCAACCACAATAATATCCGATGAACGAATGACAATTTCTCGTTCATCGGAATAGGGTGGCCAAGGTGCCAAGCATTTGCCCTCTACCTGATACGGATATTTTAGCACACAATCGGGGTCTCCGAACGTGGTCTCCTCAATTTCTTCAATATCAGCCACAATCCAGTCACCATCAAATTTAATTAATTTAATCATTTTTCTGGTGGATTCAATTTAATTTCTGACATAACCGATTCAATTGCTTGTTGCTGTAACTGAAAATTAGTTCCTTCACTAATTTGTTCTTTTTCGACTCTAGCAATTTTTGCTTCAAATGCTTCGGCAAGTGTAGGATCTGGTTGACCAATTGAAATTACAGAATCATATGGAATTTTAAATTCTGTATCAATAGCATAAGGACACCACTTAGAAAACTCAACTTTCAAATCTAAATCAGACTCATCTTCAGCAGGAGCTAAAGAAAGTTCATATGGATGTCGCATGATTAAACAAATACCTTGTTTATTTTCATCGTCTCCATTAAAAGCTTCTTGTAAATCTGTGATGATTTTTTCTCCAGTTTTTAATACTACAATAGATGTACTCATTGTTCTTCTTGTTCCTCTTCGTTTAATGTTTGTAAGCGTTCAAATAATGGTCCAGCAATTTCAAGATATTTTTCTAGGATGTCATCTTTAGGTTCTCCTATGCTAACCACATAGTCAAAAGGAACTCTAAATTCTACACTCTTTGAAAAAGGTGACCATAAAGTGAAAGATAATTCTAATTCAGAATCATCCGTTGTCTTGTATGTGATTACTAAAGGAGCTGTTAGAAGAAAACATATTGGTTCTTGATTTCCTTCTGTAGCATATAGCTCATTTATTTTTGAAATAATATGATGTCCGTTTCGGCACATCACAATTTTAACGTCTTCCATTTACATTCCCACACTACTAGAATTATATCACAAAATAAAAAAGGGGGCAAGTGCTGATTCTGACCAGCTTGCCCCAAGCGCCGACGATACGATTTATTTATTCGGTAAGAAGTTGCTGCTTACCAGATCCAATATTGTAAGTTGTTTTCTTTTTTTCCTCTGGAATAATCTTCTCTAATGAGATCGTCAATAAACCATCCACATATTCTACAGAGGATACTCGTACATCGTCAGCGAGTTGCCATGAGTGATTAAAGGAACGTTTCGATAATCCTTTATGTACATACACTCGTTCAGAATCTCGTTTTTCAACTTTGGAGGCAACTCGGAGAATGTTTTGTTCAGTAGAGACTTCAATCTCTTCTGCTTTAAATCCTGCCAGAGCGACTTCGATTTCGTAATTAGATGCATCGTGTTTGATTAGATTGTAGGGTGGATAACTGGTGTTATGTCCAGACATTGCCTCTAGACGGTTAAATACATCGTCTAAACCTACTGAAAATGGGGAATAGATATCCCAGGTGTATTTAGTCATGTGTGTCTCCTTGAATAAGCGAGGTTAAATTAGGATCTCATATGAGCATCCGTAGCGTATGGGGGGTGTTTCCACCTCTCTCCCATCACTTATTATATATTTGAAAACACAAAAATAGCGAGGTGTGGAAACCTCGCTATTATTATACGGTCATCAGTATCTCGTAACCTCGTTTCCGATACCAATCAAGATGCTTTTTACCCCAAGGTATTGTTAACCACACAACTTGTTTGTTAGGTGTCAATACCATTATGGTAAGCATTCTCATACTTCAGTTTTCTTTCTACCAATATTATACTTACTTTCTAGAGTCCAATCATCTTTATCTTTAAATGCTAGGACTTTAATTTGATTGAGAGGAGCAACATCTTCAATTTTTTCTGGCGCAATTACATCAATCAATCCCCAGTCAGAAAGAAGTTGAATGATACGATTACGACGCTGAAGATCATTCAAAGAAAGATTTGTTTTCTTCCCATCAAGGGCAAACAGCTCCTTGAAATGAACGATATAATACTTGCCTTGTTTATGTAGGATATGGCAAGATTGGTAAATTTTCCTTTCCTTTCTAGAAGCAACACCTATTCTAGTAAGAGTCTCACGGACTTTCAGAAAATCGTCCGGTTGTCCTAAAGCAACCTCTACCATATCAGATTGTTGCCATTGTATTTCAATATCAGTTGTCATTTAGTTCCACCTTTATCTAACAATTTTTTTATATGATCTAGTTGTTCTGTCGTGAGAATCCTTAATGCTTCTAGAGATTTATTATGACTATAACCATAATACTCCTTCACCAATTCAAGATGCTCAAGAGTTTGTTTTTTAATCCAGGGAGAAAAACGTTTCCTTGGCTTCAAACTATTTATAAAAAAATCGTATTGTAGTTTTTTATCGAGATGACAATTTTTATTCATCTCATTAGCATACAAGATGCTATCCACAAAAGAAGACAAACATCTATTGACGATAAATGGCGGATAGGCAGATTCCGCTTCTTTATCATTATCTAAAATATTTTGTTTTGATTGATTAATGCTATAAAGATAATCTTTTAATTCTGGTTTCATTTAAATACGGCAGTCACTGAAATAACTTTTGCTTTTGGATTACGTGCCAAAGCAGTTTCCTTGGCATCCTGATAGTTAACTGCTTCAACAATTTCATCAAAGACTTTACCACCAACATAAAGTTGAACTTTACACTTCATAATTAAAAAGCACCAGTTCGTGCCGACTCGCTTGATCTGTATTATAGGACCCCACGCTCCTCATGGTGTAAGTGTGTGCAAATTCTCCAACTGTCCACCCCCGAAACCGATCCTTCACTAAGTTTGAATTGTTGTATGAAACCAGTTGAGCACAAACAAACCGATCACAATCAGCAGCAAACTTATCGTGATCAAATCCTTTGTGCATTGATCCTTTACGCCCATAGAGGTTGTCCTTAATATCGTAAGGAGGATCAAGATAAACAAATACATTTTTGTCATCTGTCAGCAACTCTTCGTATGAGAGGTTAGTAATCTTCCAATCTTTAATTAGTTTACTATACCCAGGAATCTTTTCAATACCATTCATAGAGAAATTACTTTCACTTGCTTGTGCTGAGAAAGAAGAGCTTTCAGTCAGACCAGAGAAAGAGCACTTGTTGATAATGTAGAAAGCAACTGCTCGATAAAAATCTTCTGTGTTTTCATCGTTGAGTTGATACTTCATCAGATTAAACAACCCACGAGCAAGATCTGGTGTGCTGTAATCTTCCTTGTATCCCTTTAGAACTTCATACAATTCCTGTGGTTCATCTCGAAGGATAGACCAGAAATTATATAGGGGATTGTATAAATCATTTACCCAAATATCTAAGTTAGGATAACGTTTAGTTACTTCTAGTGCCACAGAACCACCACCAAGAAATGGTTCATTATAATTGGTAAAGTTTTTTAGGTCGGGAATATATTGAAACAGTTTGCTAACTGCTCTACTTTTCCCCCCAGGATACCTCAGGGGAGTTTTCAGGGATTTTAAAGTCTGGGGCATGGTACTTAAGGTATTCATAAAAAATGTGTTTCATTTCACGGTTAGTCATACCACAATGAGCGGCGGCCGCTGGTAGATTCATTGTAGCACGAAATAGTGCTATGTTTGCTTCTTTAACATTTTGTGGTGTGGTTTTTATTTTCATTTAAATTCACAACTCATCATAATTTCAGTAAGACAAGCAAGAAGATTAATCTCTTGATCTGGAACAATTGTAATGTCCTTCATGTATTTGGCAATAATAAGAACTGCTTCTGGAATAGAAGATCCTTTCAAAGTATCATAGAGAGAATCATAAATCTTTCTCATCACAATAGCAGGATCGTTATTAATATTCTCAACAACCCATTTTTTAACAACAGTGAACTCTTTGTTCTTTAAAGATCTAATAAGATCATCAATGTTAACATCAGAAATATCAACTAGAATAGAACTAGTGATGGCACCTGCCATACTATGACGTTGTGTTTCATTAAGAAGACGACGCCAATCTGGATAATACCGCCTAATTAATTTGATTAGGATTTTATCCTCATACTCCACATTGTTTTCGTCTAGAATATTTTTGAGTCGAACAAAAAACTTTGCTTGTAGTTTATCTTCTTCTTCTTTATTGATCTTAAAATCCAGAACCGTACAGCGAGAATGAAGTGGTTCAATGATTTTATTTGGGAAGTTACAAGTGAAAATAAAACGGCAGTTGCTGTGAAACTCCTCTACAGCGGTCCTGAGCGAGAGTTGAACGTCGCTAGTGGTGTTGTCTGCCTCATCGATGATGACGACCTTGTGGGACGCCCCAGAGGTCAGCGAGACCGTTGTGGCGAACTGGCGTACACGGTTGCGAACTGTATCCAAGAACCTTCCCTCATCCGAACCGTTAATGATGATGTAGGAAGCGCCGATCTCATCACATAACGCTTTGGCAACTGTGGTCTTTCCGATACCAGCACTGCCAGTAAGTAGAAGGTTAGGGATCTCTTTCTGTACAATAAAACCTTTGAAAGCGTTTTTAATACTAACAGGAAGAATACAATCCTCAATAGTATGAGGACGATATTCTTCTACCCACAAAAAGTTTTTCATCAAGGTTCAAGAGCAATATAATAAGTTAGATCCAATGTAGAATGTTTCCACTCGGTAATCAGATGTTTAGAGATTTTAACATTGTAATTGCCAGGAAGCAAACGAATGTTTTCCATCTTCATAAAAACTTCATACTCACCCGTATTATCTCCAGGAAGTTCGAGAGAAAATACGTTACTGGTTTGATTTTCTTTATCCACAAGACTTAGGACTACAGAACCACCAATAGAATGAAATTTCAAATCAGGAATTTCATAAACATTCCATGCTTTCTGTAGAGCAGAAATATCTTCCTGAGTAATCTGAAATTCCATATCTGCTCCAGGAAATTTAATATCTTTATCTGGAGCAGCTTTCAAAGTAATCTCTGGATTGGAAAAATAATACCTGGCGCTCCTTCCTTTATCACGGATGGTAACGTAATCAGAATTATCAAAATCTAGTGTAGGGTTATCAAAGAGAGAAAGTCCAGAAAGAAATCGATTCAATTCATAGATACCGAAAGTCTGTGGAAAAGTTTCATCACAGCGATACTGAGCAATAGAATTTTCACCGACACTAATTGTCTTGAGTGTACTACCTTCTCTAATCAAGATAGATCCATTAATAGTGGCAAAGTTTTTCAACACTGCCATGGTCTTTTGTGAAATAGTTACTTGACTCATTTGAACTCCTGAAGACCATTGTTAGTACGAGAATAGTGACGATCGAAGTGAAGCAGAAGCATAGCGTAATGAATCACTTTAAGAAGATCACGTTTGTTGTGTCCATCTTTATCACCGTAACGACTTCCATACTTCAGAATATTTGCTTGACAGAAATCTGGTGCTAAACCTTTTGCTGCCATGAGATCAATGGTTTGAATCTCAGAATACTCATCATCATGCCCACAGTAATGACTACCATAAGTACTCACCACATATTCTTCAACGTCTTTGAGGATCTTATCCTCATTGTATTTCCACTGCATTTCATTCCTCCATAATATATTTGATATCATCATGATAGCACTCTTGAATAGTTCCGTCAAGATGTTTTACGAATAATTTTAATTTGTGTCCTCCCAAGATTTTGACAGTCTTGCCATTTTTAAGCATGGCAAAACTGTCAATGTATCCATGGAATTCAGAACGGTGCTTGTTGTTCATCGTTAGCATTAGCGTCAATCTTATCGTAAAGTTCCATAAAAACAGTTTTAGTTTCTTCGTCAAAGCGATTAACACAAACTTCAATTGCTTTCATTCGTTTGCCGAAGATATTAAAAGCACGAATGATGTGAGTCAACCGACGAGTAGAAATTACTTCATCAATACCACCATCATTAAAAGTTTTACGAATGATGTCTGCCCAAAGAGCAAGTTTCTCACAGAATTCAAAATCGTTATCACCAAAAGATGCCATCAATTTTTCAAGAATCTTTTGTTCAGTTTTTTGAGTGGGATATTCCTGCTCAAAGGTAAGAGCAAATCGCTCAAGGAATGCTTCATTCAAAACATTAGTGCCGATGAAGCGACCATCATCACTACCCTTGCCTTTGGTGTTAGCAGTAGCAATGATAGTGAATCCAGCAGCGGGTTGAACATAACGACCAGTCTTCTTAAGGAAGACACCTTTACCTTCAAGGATAGATTGAAGACACAGAATCTTATTAGATGCCAAATCAATCTCATCTAGAAGAAGAACAGCGCCACGTTCAAGTGCTTCAATCACAGGACCATTATGCCACAC